GTTTGGGGTGTGGTTTTGGTTTGTGTGTTTTTTTTATATTAAATATTTTTAAAAAAAAAAAAAAAAAAAAAAAAAAAAAAAAAAAAAAAAAAAAAAAAAGAAATACTACATAATTGCTTGTCCTATAGGCATTTACGAAAACGCACGGAGAAAAAACCTGAAAATCAAATATCTCCAATATGTCCAAGATGTCTATGTCAAATAGATCAAATATCTCCAATAGCTCCAAGTCGTGGTATATCAGGAGATGTCTAAAATCTCCAATATGTCTATTCTTCAGATCTCCAAAATCTCCAAAATGTAGGTATGTTATCTCCAATATCTCCATTATTGAATGTAAACGTTTGAAATGAGGGGTGTGGGACAGGGGGTCGGTCAATAAGACGGCATGGGCGAAACGGACGTGTTGTAGGCTCGCTATATGCAAATGGTGGCAGATTTTGGGCATATCTGTGGCCGAGAGTCTCCCTGGATATGGCCGCCAGATCTATATGGATATGGAAAGTTGCTATATGGTATATGGACTGGGGGGTATTAGAGATGTTAGGGATGTTAGGTGTAATGGGGGTAAGGGAAGAAGTTGAAAGAATGGGAATAATGGGAAGAATTGAAAGAAAAGGTACGTTGCATGGAATGCAATGGTTGTAGGCAATTGTTGCGAAAAAATCATTGAGAAAATTGTTGACAGTTAAATCAAGTAGTAGTAAAGTAACTATAGCTTCGCATACGCGAAACTAGGGTAACATAGGTGCTATGCCTACTACGTTGTAGTGGTATAGCACCGATTAGAGAAGGGATTATGGGATGGGAAAGATTTTATTTTTTGGGAGTAATGATATGGAAAATAAGATTTATGAAATCGAAAAATCTGTAGTTGACGTCCTCTTGAACAATAAAGAGAAGCTTGCCCTGTTGTCCTACCCCGCTCGTAGGGTAATATACGCTGGTAGGTCAACAGGACGGTGGTATACGAAATCGGAAAGTGTGCGCAGAGAGATTCTTGACCTTTACGATGTACTGAACAGCATTTACGGAAAGGGAAAGGGAAAAGGAAAGGAAAAGGTCAAGAATGGGAAAAGTGTAACGGTCAATAAAAATACCGCTGAATCCTTAGGACTCAGCGAAAAAGGAATTAGCGAAAAAGAACTACGTGAGTTTATTGCTCGACTTGAGAAGCTACTACAGAGGAAGTAGGAACCTAACGGTGCCGATAATCGGCACCGGTTATTTTTATCCTGGTATTTGGCAATTTGGCGAAATGGCCAATGATCGCAGTATATGGTATATGAGAACAACTACCATAATCTTGCTATCTGGATATGACGTTCTTTTTATATGGATTTTATATGGATATTGCGTTTTACCGATATGTGGTAAGCTTGACGATATGGCGAGCATACCCACTCCCATGTGGGAAATGGCGGCGGCGGGGTGGGGGGAACACCCCCCTCAACCCCCGAACCATTTTTCCATTCCCCTTAACACCTGTCAACATATTTCCACCTCACCCCTTCCCTCTCAAGCACCACCCTCTTATCCTCCATACTACGAGAAAACACACACAACCGGCCCCTCTCCAACAACAAGGACGTCTCACACGCCCCATACACACCCTCCGGCCCAAAGATCCTATCCAACGGATCAGACATCCAGTTCTTTCGCATGTGATGAACAAATAGAATGGTCATGTTCATCTCTTCGGCCAACCTGTTCATGTCAACAAGCCATCCATACAGCGACTCATGTTTGTCGTAGTCAACCACATTCCACAATAAGGCGTTATCCATCGTGTCCAACACAAACAATCTAAAAGGTAGGGTGGGAGTTGCATGAAAACTATTGGCAATTTCGATGAGCATGGCGGCTCGTGTAATCAAGTTCTCTAAGGGTGTCCCAGGTTCAAGAGTAGTGTCGTAGCGAAACCTCCTACGGTCACCCTCACCCAGATTTTTAAAACCTAGGGCATTTAGGCGATTCTGTAGTTGTTTTTCACCACATTCGAGGGCATAGTACTGTACCCAGCCCTTCTTGGTGGGAAAGTGGCCAAGGAAAGGCTCCCCAGTGGCCACAGAGAGGGCAAGCTGGAGCGCAAGGAGGCTGACCCCACTGTGGGGTCTGCCTGCCAGTATGGCCAGGCCCGAAGACAAAAACCCAGGAACACATTCCTCAATGGGAGGAAACTTCTTCTGCAATAATGAACCCACACTCTCAAAACGTTGATGTTTCTGGTTTTCTTTTGTCTCAGACATAGTCTACTCCTTAGTCCAATTCTCCAACACCGCTCGCATCACTTCCTCCAAGCTCTTCCTGTTCATCACATACCCCGTGACCTGGAGGCCCTCCAAGAACGCTTGCACCACCTCATCCAACAGGCCCATCGGGCAACTCACCTCTACCTCCCGATCCAGAAACCCATCAATCCTCTCCCCGTCCTCCACTTCCTCATACAACCTAAACACATACCGATACACCCGTTTCCTCTCTTTCTTTTCCATGTTATCCTCCTTGTACTTTTTCGCCATTCCAAGGTCTATTCCACAGCCCACTGATGTACGCCCCCAAGGGGTGCGCCTTCCAGAACGGCTTCCACTTGCCTATCGTAAACTTTCCCCCTGTGGAGCCCTGTTTGCTCCTCCATGCCCTCCAAGGGGTTACGTATGGTACGATGTCCCCTCGATGTATGAACAGATAGGTGAGAGAGCCCACTACAGGTATCTTAGCCCCCAAGCCTACGGTAAATACCTGTAGCCCCTTGAAGGTGTTCTGCAGGGTGTCGGCCACAATCGGAGCAATAGCCCCACCCCAACTATGGCCATAGATTGTCGCTATCTTAACCTCTCCATGCTCCTTGATCTTAAGGGCCAATTGATCGGCCAAGGCTATCCCGTAGAGGATCTCGGCTATTTCGCCCCACCCAGGAAGGAAGTGCAAGATCCAGTCGAACCGGGAGTCCGTTCCGTAGATCAGTACGTACAGGTTGTCACCATCTACGATCCACCGGGCCTCTACCCCCGCACTCCCCTTCGGCCACAGGTCAATCTTCGATCCTTGCGACCTGATCCAGTTAATTGTTTGTCCTATGGTCATTCATTGCCTCCTTAAACCTCCTAAGAGTTATCTGAGTTTGTTCATTGATCGATCCAGGCCCAGGGTTCACGGGTGGACCAGACGAGGGTGCTTCCATCGTCGTCCTCCGAGATCTCAGGGTAGCGGTAGGTGAGGTCCACCAGACTCATGCGAACAGTGTGTGATGTCCGGCCTACCAGCTTGGCCAATTCGGGGATGGGGATGGCCCCTCGGTCTCGAAGGATCGACACAATTCTGGCTTGGAGATTCAGGTCTCCCTTCCGCACCCGCTTATCCAGGTAGTGCAGTTTACTCCCGACGCTCATCTTCTACCTCCTCGTTGAGCCATTCTCGAACCGACTCCTCAACTTCCCGTCGCTCGGTAGGCTCGGAGGCAAAGGCGATGATTCGAGGAGGTTTGCGGTCGAGGTGAATGGCTGTGTAGACTTGGGGATGGGGTGTGGGGTAGCCATACAGGGTGGTACGAAGGGAGGTGTTTAGGTCGGGGGCAAACTGGTTTCCGCACAGGCCCAGAATCCTGGACTGACGCTCCGATAGTTCCTTGATGGACTTAGCCTGGTTTGCCCCCATGACTTCATGGAGAAGCTGGTAACGTTTGGGCATGAGGGCCTCCTTAATCACTATTCCACAGATACCAGATGGCTAGGGCGGCAAGAGCAAAGACGATGAATAGAGCACCTAATTCGACAGCAAGTTCCATAGATTACCTCCGTGTGATGGTTATTGCTAATTGACGAACCCAGGAGGGTTCTTTACCCAGATTGGATGGGCCCACCTTGTAGGCCACTACGGCATCTTCCCAAGAACCGGTGGCTCGATAGAGATCGTGGAGGTAGTCGGCAGCGAAGGTGATGCTTTGCCAGGGGTTTAGGGGATCTCGGAGGCCGTAGCGACTACGAAAGTAGGGTAGCCACTTGAGGTTGACTTGGGCCAGGCCCACGGAATGTTCGCTCCGGGAGCGGTTAGAGACGGTGTAGCGCCAGCTGGATTCGCTTTGGATGAGGCGGTCCAGGATGTAGGTGGGGACTCCTCGGAAGGTTTCCTCTACCAGGCTTGGTTGCTCGATCCAGGGACTGGTGGGGGGTAGGGCTACCGTGGGCCGGGAGCAAGAACTGAGGACCAAGGTGAGGATGAGGATGAATGTCATACCAAGTCCTCCACTTTAGGGGTGATGGAGAGGGATCGAGGGGTGTGAGGCTGGAAGTCAATGTAGCCCAGCTTCTTTAACTTTTTGAGGTGACCGTGGATGGCGGAACTACTCACACCCAGCTCCCCGCCGATCTCTCGCAGGGTAGGAGGGTAGGGATGGGTGGCCAGGTAGTTCACCAGGTAGCGAAGGAGCTTGAGTTGGGTCTCCGAAGGGATGGAGAGGGCTGTACGACCACCCATATTAGACCTCCTCGTCAAATTCGAGTTGTTGGAGATATTTGAGTTTTTCTTCGATCTTTTGGAAGGCTTTGTGGGCCGCTTGGGTAGAGCGGTACTCGATGTGGAAGTGCTGGCCGTCTCGGTAGGTGAGGTCCACATAGGCTCGACCGCCTTTTTTCTCAGGTCGACCCCAACCGACCACCGCAATACCTTCCAGGTTGAGGATCTCCGAGCCGGTATCAACGTAGTACTTGGCACTCGACATCGTCTTTCTCCAGTATCCAGAGATCGTCTTTCAGGGGGCGACCTCGGTAGTTTGTGAAGGCGACCACGTCGCCGGGTTTGAGGGGAAGAGAGGTATTGTTCTGGACTACCTCTCCCAATTGTAGGGCCTGTCGGGCATCCTTGGGGATGTAGAGCAGACCGGACGGGGTGAGGGGAGCATCCTTTAGCACCCTCACCAATACTTCTTCGTGGATAAGTTTGTATTCCATGCCTACCAGTATACCATAATAGTTAACATTTGTCAACCTATATGCTTGACATTTGTACAGGGTATGGTATACTTAGAGATAATGGAAGATGTAGAGAAAAGAAAGGAAGTGGCGAGGAAGCTGGCATGGGCAACCTACCTGGACATTTTGCAAGATCCGAAAGTGGATGCGAAGGTGAGGCGGGAGGCTGCCAAAGATGTACTGGAGAGTGTGGGGGATTTGGTGAAAGCGCCCAAGGTGATGGAAGCAAACCAATTCGTCCTGAATGTGCCACCGGAGTACATTGCACAGGCGGCACAGGCGATAAAGGGGTTATTGGGTGATAGAGAAAGGAACGATCTATTGGTCGAAGAAACACAGACCCCCGAAGATTGAGATCTTGCCCCATCCCCAAGCACCCCTATTTGGGGGCTCAGATGCTCCCCAGGTCATGCAGGAGGTGGGGCAGATGGTGGGAGGGGGTAGGTTCTCTACGGCCAATGAGGAGGTGAGGCAGGCCATCCGACAGGCGGCCCTGGTGAGCCTGTGGTTTTTCCTCAAGTTTGTGGCGGGATATTCCGGGCCCTATGAACAGGTGAATACAGACCTACATGTGGATATGTGTAATTTTTATCAGAGGGCACGCAGACCGGGGGGCCGGGCGGCGGCATTCCTCCCACGGGGAACATTCAAGAGCACGGTGCTCACCCATGGGGCGAATAGCTGGGAGATTTTGCGAGATCCGGGGATTGTGATTGGGCTGTGTAGTTCTATCATTGACCGGGCGCAGGAGTTCCTGCAGATTACCCAAAGGACCTTCGATGGGAATGAGATGCTGGCGTGGCTATTCCCAGAGTTCGTGAAGGATCTGGAGGATAGGGGGAGGGTGACCGCAGACACCTTCGTAGTGCCCAATCGGCCGAGATTTAGTGTGCATCCGACCATCAAGGTCTTTGCGGTGGGGGGATCGACGCAGGGGATTCATGTGACCTACCTGAAGGTGGATGACCCCATTGGGGATGCCCAGCTGGATGCGAATAGAAATCCCAATGCGGATATGCTTCGGATCGAAAACTGGTTGAAGTCCAATACACGGACGCTCCTCATTGATCCTAAGAAGGGGCAGGTGATGGTGGTGGGGACGAGGTATGCGGCAGGGGATGCCTACACATTCATTTTTGATAGCGTGCGGTCGATTTGGGGGTTTCCTAATGAGGAAGAGGTGCAATTGGCCGAGGAGGGGGAGTGGGATGTGTACTATCGGGAGGTGGAGGAGGAGGGGGAACTGCTATTTCCTGAGCGGATTGATCAAGAGTTTTTGAAGAAGATGGAGAAGGATGACCCCTGGACCTTGTGGACGCAGTACTACAATAGGACGAGGAAGATTGGGAGTTCGGAGTTTGCCCTGTATCGGCTGAAGGAGTGCTTCGTGGAGCGGGGGTCTCTGGGGGAGGTGAAGGTAAGCTTCATCGACGGGGAGACCCAAGAATGGGTGGAGGAGAGATTAGAGGACATGGATGTGGTGCAGGCGGTAGACCCCGCGGCCACAGAGAAGAAAACGGATGCCCGAACGAGCCGAAGTGTGGCGGTGGTGTATGCAAGGGATTGGAAGGGGAGGAGGTTTTTACTGCGGGTGAAGGCGGGGTATGTAAAGATCCAGCAGGTGTTTGAGTGGGTGTTTGAACACATGAAGTTGTTTCCTATGATTCGGATGACCGCATTCGAGATGCAGGGGGCGTTCAAGCTCCTAGAGCCCCTGTTACGAGAGGAGCAGATGAAGCGAGGGCTATGGGTGCGGGCCTATCCTTTGGCTAGTGGGACTTCGGACAAGGAGTCGAGGATTCGAGTGGCCTTAGAGCCTGTACTGGGAGGGGGATTGGTGTATGCACCCAAGGAGGTAGAGAGGGTGGTGTGGGAGGAGATGCGAAGCTTCCCAGGGGGTAGGTTGAAAGATGTGTTGGATGCATGGGCAATGGCGGAGAAGGTAAGTTTACAGCCTCCCGAACCCATGGATGAAGAGGAATGGGAGGAGGAAGAATATGAGAAGGTGGCAGGTAGAGATCCTGTCACAGGATACTAAAGAAGGAGGACAGAGATGTCGGATTTGGCAGGATTGAGTGAAGTGGTAGAGGAAGCCAAGAAGGCTGTAGGGGAGGGTGAGGGGCTCTATGAGGAAGGCTGGGTGTTCAGTTCGGAGGAGGTGGCCAAGGCCCTGGTGGAGTACCTCCAGAAGGAAATTACGGATGTGAAGGAGGGGGGAGAGCGAGCGGAGTTAGAAAAGAAGTGGAATACGTGGAGGAGACAGAGGTTGTGCCGGCCAGAGCGTGAGTCGAAGGATTTCCCTTGGGAGGGGGCAAGTAACTTGGCGACTCCTTCGGTAGGGGCGAACACCAATGCGATCTACGCCCATGTGAAGAGGTATCTAAAGAGGAGAAAGCCGTTGATTACCGTGGGGGGTTCGGGGCCCCAGCAAGAGCCCGTGGCGACTGCCCTCACCCGGTTTTTGAATCGGCTATTGGAGAGTCCCTTGCACATAGATTTTGTACGGAAGTTGAATAAGATTGTGTACGAGACGGTGAGTATGGGGACACAGTTTGTGGAGATCCCCTGGATGACAAAGAGGTGGCAGTTTAAGAGGACGGGGGAAGGGGGGAATCAGGAGCAGGTAGATAAGATTGTGTATGATGGGCCTGTGGTAAAGACCCCCAAGCTGGAGGATGTATTTACGAGGGTGCATTGGGGAGATCTACAGGCTGCTCCCTGGGTGGCGATTCGGGAGCGCTGGTTCAGGTATGCCTTAGAGCAGCAGGCAGGGATTGGGTTCTTCCGAGATGTGGATAAGGTGTTTGGGACTCCCCTTACCGAACTACCGGAGGGGGAAGTGGAGGAGTTCAAAAGGTTGGGGCTTGATCCTGCGGTAGATAAGAATGAGGAGTATGAGATTTATAGGGTGTATGTATTTTGGGATGTGGATGGGAATGGAATAAAGGAAGACCTCCTGGTGTGGTTTCACTTGGACACAGGGACGATTCTACGGGCAGAGTTCAATGAGTTGGGTAGAAGGCCGATTGTGAAGTTCCCCTACCTACTGATCTCAGATACGGGGGAGAGTGAGCCCTTGTATGGGATTGGGGTAGGGTGGCTGGGGGAACAGCAGCAACGGGAGATTGATACCTTTAGGAATATGCGGGTGAACTCCACGTTCCTCGCTAGTTGCCAAATGCTGTTTGTGCGAGAGGGCCTGGGGTTGGGGGAGAGGTTTCGGATACAGCCTGCACTGGTGAAGGAGACCCCTGAGCCAAAGGCGGACATCAATGTGGTGGGCTTCCCAGATGTCACACAGTCTACCCTCATTGGGGAGAATGTAGCGAAGCAGGACCTGAACCAATACACGGGGGCGAATGATATTTTCCAGGGGTTGGGGGATAGTATAGCGAAGACACGATCGACGGCCAGTGGGATGATGTTCCTGGCGCAGAGGACAGAGTCCATTTTGGCCTCCGTGATTGAGGATATGGAGCGAGCGATCGGGGAGGTGGGGCTGGTGGTGCTCATGCAGATGGTGTGTAACTATGAGAGGGCGAAGAGGTTTCTACTGCCTGAGGCCGAGCCTTCCGATATGCCCTTGATTGAGGGGGTCTTGGGGGGGATGAAGGTGGAGGATATACCCTTTGCCTTCAAGTTCGAGGTGAAGACGACCGAGGAGGAGAAGAGCGAGGATGCCAAGCGGACGGGTATCATGATGCTCACCCAGCTGTATTCGATGTATTACAAGGAGCTACTGCAGTTGATGCCGCTTCTCATGAATCCGCAGATGATGCCGGAGGTGAAGGCGTTTGTGAGCAAGTATTTTGTGGGGCGGACAAAGTTGATGGAGCAGACCTTGCAGATGTTTGGGGAGACGAACTCTAGTGCGTATGTTCCCTATGTAAAGGATTTGGAGTTCCAGGCTAATCTACTGGACATCATGAAAGAATCAATGATGGAGAGGATGTATGGACAGAGTATGGGAATGGTACAAGGAGGGGGGCTACCAGTGGTTCCTGCAGGAGGTGTGGGGCAAGCTGCGGGACAGGGAGCTCCAGCTGGTTTTGAAGGGAACCCAATGGGAGCAGGTGAGGTACCACCAGGGGGCCCTGGCGGTGTTGGAGGAAATGAAGGTCTCCCTGGACAGGGAGCTTGAAAAACTGAGGAGGAAATATGGAAACGAAGATTGAAGAGTTTTCTACCGAAGAGGTAGACGTAGTGCTGAGTGATGAGGAAGGGGGAAAGGGGGCAGAGTCCACCCCTGAACCCCAGAAGGCGTATGAGGAGGCGATTAAGAGCCTGGAGCAGAAGTTAGCGGCGTTGGAGCAACAGCGGGCGCAAGGGGTGGATGTGGCGCAGAGCTTGAAGGCTCTCACGGAGTCCCTAGCAGAGGTAAAGAAGGCACAGGCTACCCCTACACCTGAGCCGACTCGGCAGGAAGATCCGGAGGCGTGGAAGAAGCGGATTGAGGAGCTGGTGATGCAAGATCCTGCCCGGGCGCTAGAGGAGTATGGGGAGAAGATGGTGCGGGAGAAGATCGCCCCCGCCTTCGGGCAGATTGTGGGGCAGTTGACCCAGACCATCGTAGCGACCTCTAAGATTCAGGCTAAGGCTGACCCCATGAATGCGATGGTGCTGGAGAAGTGGGGGAAGGAGGTAGAGGATCGGGTACAGGAGATGGTGAGGTCAGGGGTCGCAGGGGTGGATGTGTATGAGAAAGCCTGTAAGCTGGTGGCGGCGAACCACTTGCGGGAGGTAATTGAGGAACAGATTAAGAACGCACCTCCCCCTAAGGGAGCTGTACCGGATCAGAAGGATGTGCCGCCGGGCAAGCCGGGGAAGAAGGTGGTGAAGATCAGCCCCAAGGAGTATGAGTTACTGAAGGCACGGGGGATTGATCCCTCGATGTACCGGATGCTAAAGGAGGAGGAGTAGGATGGCTACGGTAGAAAAGGGTGCAGGGAAGTCCTTGCAAGGGAAGAAAGTGGTCGTGCGGGCAGTTGACACGACAGTGGAGAAAATAGTAGAATTGGACAAAGAGGGGGCAACCCTGGTCTTTGACACGTCTTCCGATGGGTTTGTGAAGCTACAGGATGAGGACCTGGTGAAGCTGAGTAAGTGGAATCGGGATCGCTACCTGGTAGCAAAGGAGATTTGGGAAGAGATCCAAAGTGCGGGGAAAGATCCCCTCCTGGAGATTGTGCAGGGGATTGAGTTTGGCCCGAACCGAGGCTCGGCTACCGCAAGGTTAAACATCGAGGGCAAGGACAAGAACTGTGTGTACTGGTGGGCGACACCCGACCGGGTGTATGAGAAGATGACGCAAGGCTGGGTGCCTGTCCAGGGGGGAACGGAAAAGACCTTGCATTCTAGAGACGGTCGAGTGCATCGAATTGGGAAGAGGGGAGAAGAGGAGTTGGTCTTAATGAAGATGCCGAGGGAGAAGTGGCAACAGATCCAACGGAAGAAAGTGGAAGCCTATGAGGCGAAGGTAAAGGGAATTGATACAGCCTCGGCGGAGTTGGCAGGGGCCAATCCCCAAGAGGTAATATCGATGGAAAAGAGTGAGCGACCCAGGGGTGTGGGGACTGGAGTGCAGTTCACTCCCATTTGGGACTCAGAAAAGAGTACCCAAGAATAGTAGGAGGACAGTATGGCATTACAAGCGATATGGAGAAAGAGCCTGAAAGCACCCAATCAGCCGATGCCCCTGAAGTTTACCACAGGGGGTGCGGTGGTGAAGGGTGACATCCTGGCCTTTTCTTCGGGCACGGTGGTCGAGGCAGGGGATGCAGCGACCCCCACTACTCTGGCAGGGATTGCCCTGCATGAGGCGGCTTCGGGAGCAGATGTGCTGGTGGCCCCCCTTATGCCGGATGACATCTGGGAGGTTACCCTAAGTGGAACGGTGCCGAACGTGGGGTCGTTGCTGGAGATTGATGTGACTTCCAGCGAGCAGACCTTGGTGACCGATTCGGCGGCGGGGAAGCAGGTGGCACGGCTTCTGGAAGTGGTGAATGCGACTACCAAGAGATGCTTGGTACGCTTCATCGGTGCGGTGTAAGGAGGTGAAGTATGGCAGTAACCGCAAGCTATGCCTATAGCAAACAGTTTGACCGGAACATTCTTCGGATGTTCCTCAATGAGTATGCCGCACGGGATCCGGAATATACCAAGATTGCGAAAATCAAGGATGCCCCTGCGGGAAAGACCTATACGGAAGCAGAGATTTCGGGGTTGGGACCTGCACAGGAAGTACCTGAAGGAGCAGCCGTTCCCTTCGATCTCCCCGTGGAAGGTAACCAGGTCTCTCGGTCGTTCACCCAGTATGGGTTGGGTTACCAGCTGACCCTCATCGCCCGTGAGGACGATGTGCAGGGGAAGCTGGAGAAAGTGGCGAAGACCCTGGCGATCGCCATGAACACCAAGATCGAGATGGAGTTCTTCAAGTTGTTCAACTTGGGGAATACGAACCAGTATGCCTGGGACGGGAAGACGATCTTTGCGAACAACCACACCACCCTGAAGAGCGGAACGACCATCTCGAATGTGACGAATGCGGCGCTGAGTGAAACGGCTCTGCAGGCGGCCTTCGAGTACTTTGATAACTTGGTGGATGAGGCAGGAAACCCCATTGCAGACCTGAAGTTGGATCTACTGGTAGTGCCGAGCCAGTTGCGGTGGGTGGCCATGCGGCTTGCAAAGCAGGAGGGAGGAATTACCTCTACGGCTACCAGCTCCCCTGATCTGAGTGGGAATGACATGACCACTAATCCAGCGAATGGGTATGTGGGAGCATGGAAGATCCACGTGAGCCGCTACCTCACAGATCCTGACAACTGGTTTGCCCTGTCGAATGCCCATGAGATGACCCTCATGTGGAAGCGGCGGGTGATCCTGGAAAGTGGGGAGGATTTTAAGACGGCTAACCGCCTGTACCGAGTATGGGCACGGTTTGGAGCTTTCTCGAACCCGTACAAACCCGTGTACGGAGCGTTCCCAAGCTAAAGGAGGGGAGGGGTGAGTTATGCTCACCCCTCTTTTTCTATGGAAGACATAGCGGCAAAACAGCCTGAAATGTATAAGGTGGTGGGGACTGCCCTGGATTCCGAGGGCACGTCCCACAATCTGTATGAGGTGCAATATGTGCCTCGTAAGGGTGTGAAGGATGAGAGGCAGTATGTGTGTGCGCTGTGCGGAAGGCTGAGCTGGAAGAGTGAGACGGTGCGAGTGGAGGGAAAGCGGTACTGCCTAGTGAACGGATGCGCTCAGGAGAAGCAGGATGACCGTAGAAGAAATCATTCGTGAAGTGCACTTGCAGCTGGGTGAGCCCACAAACTGGAATCCCTATGATGCCACGGGGGATATCGACGTAACCACCGTGGGATACCAGACCTACCTACGGTGGATCAATCAGGGGATCTATACCATTGCGACATGGAGAGAGGTTGTGGAGATGCGCCCCATTCGATTTTTGGGGTATCGCCATGACCTCTTTTTGCAAGCCCCTCGGTCTACCTTCACGACCGATGTGGGCTCTACAGAATCAACTATTGTGATTGTGGGGTCTGCCACAGGATGGGAAGGAGCGAGAATAAAGTGGGGGGCAGAGGAACGCACGATCGTGCAGGCGTCGGGAGCGAGTTTTCTCCTTAATCAGGGGTTTAGTTCTACTCCGGGGAGTGGGGAGACGGTGACCGTGGGATTCCCGGAGCTACGGCTACCTGCCGAGGAACGATATATTGAGGTGCTACGGGTGCGGGATGATACGAATGGAGCGTTCCTCCCGAAGGTAAGTAAGTGGGAGGATTTTGAGGTGGGGTTTGGGACACCTACGAAATGGAGGAGAGGGGGAAGGGTGATTCACTTGGATGCCATCCCGGAGGAAGAGATATGGTATCGAGTGACGGTGTTCGCCTTGCCTGAGCGGGTGGCCGCCCCTGGAGACACCCCTCAACTACCTGCGCAGTTCCACCCTGCCTTGGTGCTGTACTGCCTACAGTGGGGGTATTCGGCGATGCAGGAGACCTCCATGAAGTACTCCATTAGTCAGGACTTTCGGGCGCTCATGCGAAGCCTACAGACTCCTGAACATGTGCAGGGGTTATTGGACGATGGGTATGTATTGATGGTGGAGGGTGAATAACATGCCTACATGGAATAACTTGTTTGAACAGACTCCCAACCAGGATACCTATGGGTATCTATTGGCACAGGAGATTGTGAATAGCCGAGTGGCCGTTCGGGAGCGAGTGAATAAAGAGCACCACTTGGAGTTGACCGAAAGCCAGGCCCTACAGGGCATTCATCGACAGGGCTCGGCCATGGCCTACCTCGTGAGTGGGACGCCTGCCGTGGGTACTCGACCTGATGGAGTGAACCCCTTGGATGATAATGATAAGGGGAGGCTATTGATCAGTGTGCAGGCTAGCATCCCTCTCCTGTACTACTGGGATTATAGCAACGGGGTGGGGCAGTGGAAGGCCATTAACATTGGGGGATTTACGGGAGTTGTGGCGTTCTTCCCTGTGCAAAGGTATAGCTTGACCTCCAGTCAGTATGCGGATTGGGGATGGCTCCCCTGCGATGGGAAGCTCGTAGGGTATGATGTGAACGGGCAGGGGGATTACAAGGACCTACGGTTTGAGGCATTGGTAAAGTTTCTGCAAGGGGCGGGGGCTACTCTGGCGAAGCTACCCAGAATCCCCGATGTCTCCGATAGCGCTGTGAAGGTCAGGTATATTGGGGCATGGAAGCACAGCTCAGGTGATGCGATTGAGACAATTGGAGGAACAAACTACCAGACTCCCAAACTCGAAGCTCAAAATGTGGGGCAGCATAATCATGACTTGGAAACAATGATCAGTACTGATTGGGGGGATACTCCCACATTCAGCGAAAAGACGAAGGAGGGGGAAGGAAAGCATAACCACAATGTGGACGGAAGTGGAACGGCTGACAGTGGTGGCCTTTCTAGGATAAAACATAGTGCCTGGCCAAATCCTAGCCATTGGTTAAGATCGAATGACCCAAGTGTGGATGATGGTTCGGCTCATCAGCACACCCTGGAGTTCGATAAAAATGCTAAGTTAGCCCATACACACAGAGTGAAAAACAATTCCAACGATGAGATAAACAGACCAGATAGTGTGTACCTATATGCCTACATCCACATTTAGGGTAGGGGGACTGCGGTGCGGGAGAAGGATTCGGGGATACTACAGAATGTCAGGCCCTCTGCGGTGGATGTGCGGGGGCAGCAGCCTGAGTTGTTCCCTTTCGATGCCTTTCTCTACACGACAGGTAGGCAGGGGGAGAAGCGAACTCTCACCCTGAAGGAGGGATGGGAGTTCATTGTGAAGGGCCGCATTGAGACCTCCGAGGGAATCATTGCGGGCTGGCAGATTACCACAAACTATTTGAAGTCACCTACCGATGCCATTCGGTTGGATTCTCAGGCTCGACGGGTAGAGGTGAGGGATTCGGGGGGTAGCCCCATGATCGCCCTGGGGTATCTGGGGGGCATTGGGAGCTACCAATCGACAGATTATGGGCTGTATGTAGCCCCCACCGTGAAGTTTGAGGTGGGCTCAGGGGGATCATTCAAGGGCGGGGATTATGTAGTAACCGATAGTGGGGCATTCTCCATTAAGTCTGGGGCCCAGGAGGTCGTGCGATTGGGGTCTCTGGGCAGTGGGTATTATGGGATTGTTATTGGGACGAGTGGGAATCAACTGCGGTTTTCCACCGAGGATGGTAGCCTCACGGTGAGCGGTACGATTACCGCAAGCTCCGGGAACATTGGGGGGTGGTCCATTACCTCCCAAGGGCTATTGGGTACGAATGCTTCCCTTCTATCGGCAGGAGAGTTGGTCTTAGGGAGTTCGGATGAGATCGTGAAGCTGTCCTCCCAGGATAGTACCTATCGGTTGTGGATTGGCTCGGTAGATCCTGCCCTTGCGCCTTTTCGAGTTACTAAGGAAGGGAATGTTCGAGCGGTAGCAGGGGTCGTAGGGGGGTGGATTCTCGACACCACGATGCTTAAGTCTGCGGATTCCGGTGCTCGTATCGAACTCAATCAAGATAAGAAGCGGATTAGTGTTTTCGATGCCTACAATGAAACGGTGGCCATGGGCTACCTGGAGGGCCTGCCCAAGCGAGATGGATCGGGGTATTGGGGGGCTGGGGATTACGGATTCTGGGCGAAGCAGGGTGATCGACTTCGCATCGATGGGGATGTGGAGTACATTAAGGGCGATTGGCTGATCCAAAATGATGCTTCCTATCTGATCAAGGATTCGCAGGATCGGGTGATTTTGCGGATGGGGACAGATACAGGGGAGAAAGGATTCTATCTGTATGATCCTACCACATCTGCCTTACAGATTCGGCTAGGTACGAAAGGGACGGAGAAGGGCCTCTATGTCCTGGAAAACAATACAGGGTTGAATTATCGGGCGAAGCTAGACACGTCTGGCTTTTTCGTAGGGGATGATAATAATTATGTACAGTATGATCGAGCCAGTAGTTCTCTGACCATGAAGGTCACCTCGTTTTTGGTGTCTTCCATGGGAACGGAGATCAAAGGGTCAGTACAGATTTCGGATGAAGGAACGCTGGGCGGAGGCCTGGTTAATCCCCTGAAGTTGTATACAAGTGGGAACGGAACGTATAAGGTGGGGGTTATAGAGCAACCTAACTCCTTGAAGGTAAATATTGGTGGCGTGGAAGTATTTTCTGCATTATATCCAGGGGTAGAGGTAAAGGGGTCGATACAACTTTCGAATGAAGGTACGGTAGGTGGAGGACTTACCAACCCCCTGAAATTATATACCAGTGGGACCGGGTCGGCTAAGGTGGGGGTTATAGAACAAGTTAATGCGATAAAAGTAACGATAAATAACACAGAAAGATTTTTGATTAAGCCTACCGAGGTTTCATTTTCAGCTAGTGAGGGTAATTACTATGGAAACCCACCTAGATTTATCTATAAGTTTTTAGGATATAGCGGTGATGCGAAACCAGCGTTAATTCTGTTTGCGCCTAAATATGTGGGAACTTACTTACTTAAAACGGGATTCATGGGGAGAATAGTATTAAGCAGGGGGGCCGCAGATTGTTTTAACATTTCAATTTTTCTAGACGTTGTGTGTGTTTCCGCTTACGACAAGACATGGGCACATTTGCATGAATATAGTTTATACGATGCTAAATATGCTTCTTTCGTTGAGGTAACCTATCAAGGTACAGCATATTTTGGCGTGAGGATTAACAATATATCGACCTATGGAGTGACATTGATCGGTGAGTTATTTGGATCGCAGGATCCCATATTCATTCCTGATGCATCGGGGTATTCTTATGCTACCGCCCAAGATCCCTCTATGTCCAGGGGATTTTTGGCGGGTAGGCTTGTGATAGGTTGCTATGCTGATGGTACAAACCTAACTACTCATAGACCTTTAGAGTTCAAGTTTAATGACCTTTTCACCCTGTATTTTGAAAAAGAGCATGTGTACGGCAATTGGATGAAAGATCATATTAAAGGGGTGGAGAGTGGTAATGCAAAACACTTCATGACATTCTGGAATGGGTATATTTCTATGTTCACCACCGACCCTGCGGGGTATAGGTTGCGGGTGTATGGAAATGTGCTCGTGGACGAATACGTCCGAACGAAAAGATTTTGGGAGTTAATTGTTACTGCTGCAGGGACTACAACCGCATATCGGCGTAACGAAGATGTATCATATACCCAGTTATATTATGGAGCTGGAAGAACGGGAGCCTATTTTATAGCGGCGCTATTTGCTATATTAACAGACATGGGGAAACCAACGTCGAATGTAATTCTTCCAGCTAGTGGAGGTATTCGGGATATGACTGTAGCATGTGTATATAAGGGTGATGCTAATACCGCTTCCTTGATGGGAAAAGTCATTGCATCGGCTACGTATGAATATGTTATATCTAGTGGCGACAGTACTACTTGGGACGGTGCACTCATATTTTGGGCATAAAGAGAGGAGGGTGTATGGGGTATATAAAACAGAAACAGTTACCGATAGGCTACCAGGCAAGCTACTGTAGGCCGATTGCAAGCCCCAGTTTACGGCTGGATGCAGGAATAGTGGAACTACAGATTGCGTGGTACAAGGATGCGGAGGCACGGTTTGCAGGCGCACAACCGGCAAGCTATGAGCTGGTTAATGTACGGCTCACGAAAGACCAAACAGCACGGATTGTCCAGGTGCTGTACGAGGCACTGGGTAAGCTACCGGAGTTTGCGGACGCTCAAATTCGGGATCCGGATCCTGAGAAGCAGATAGAGGAGGTAAAGAATGACATTGGGATTACTAATCCAATCGGAACAGGCCTTGAAGGCACTGTATGAGAAACGATTTAGCGATGGAGCGCTGGGCTACCGAGTGCTCAAAGAGATCAAGCGATTCGAGGAAGAGGCGAAAAAGTGGTATGAGTTTCGGAACAAGCTCATCCAGGAGACGGGAAAGCAGGAAATAAAGCCTGAAGACCCTGAGTGGAACGAGATCGTGAAGAAACTGGATGAAAGCCTGCAGGTAGAGGTGGAGGGGTCGAAGGTAAAAGTGCCCCTACAGGAACTCCAGGGAATGAGTCCTAAGGAGCTCGACCTGTTAGACAAGCTAGGATTTATTGGGGAGGTGCCGCATGCCGCTCAAGAAAGGCCGCAGTAAGAAGGTGATTAGCGAGAATATCGCTGAGTTGATCCGATCGGGGTATCCGAAAGATCAGGCAGTTGCAATCGCCTACGACAAGGCCGGGCTAGCTCGAAAGAAAAAGAAGAAAGGAAAATAGATGTCCGAAGAGCGCTACGTCAGACTACAGGAGCACGAGTTTGTCCACAAGTCCATCCTGGAGCAGGTGAGTAAGCTTGAAAAGAACCTCAA